ACAATCTAAATAATTATTTTTTTTGAGAATCTCCAGGAATGACTCTATAATTGTCTTCTGGATCGTCAGCGGTGCTTACTTCTGTGATACTGCCTCTGTCAGTTAAGCATTGTACTTGATGTGGCATTAAAGGCAAATTTCTCCAAGTTTCACCTTCTTTTATTTCTTTTGTTAACAGTGTTGCTGTTTTAGTATCTATCCAACTTAAAAGGAATTTCCCTTCATTTACAAACCATGATTCGTCTTTTGTTTTATGAAAGTGCATTGAAAATTTTGCACCTTTGCGTTCAAATACCATTATTTTTCCACAGTATTTGTCATTAGAGGCCCATATTAATTCATAACCCCAACCTTTGTCTACTTTTCCTTCTTTATTGATCATTTAGATATTGCTCAACTGTTTTATATTTTATTATAACATTTTTATTTAATTCTGTCAAATCTGCACAGGTGTAAGACTGGTATTGTCCTTTCAATGCTTGTGGCATTGGGATTGTTTCTATTTTGGCATTGTATTTTTTGGCAACAGACTCTGCTACTGATTGAAATGATGTTGCTGTGCCTGTTCCTACATTAAAAATGCCGCTGGTATCCTTTTCAAGCATTTGACAATGTACATTACATACATCATCTACGCACACAAAATCTCTTAAAAACTTGTCACTGTTTTCAAAAACTTTAATTACTCCTGTATCTTTTGCTTGTTTAGAAAACTTTGTTACTGGAGATGCTTGATCTCCTTTGTGCTCTTCATTATTGCCATAAACATTAAAATATCTAAAACCTTGTACTAAAATTTTAAATTCTCCCATTGCTTGTTGAACAAATCTATCGAACAGATACTTGCTCCAAGCATATGGTGATTGCGGATATACTGGACCATTTTCAATAAAACTATTTGTGTTTCCATACACACTAGCAGAACTAGAATACTGAAAATTTACACCCATTGTATCACACATTTGTAATAATTTTAAACTGTATTCATAATTTTGATTCATTATTAACTCTACATTTCTTTCTGTTGTAGAACTAATGGCACCTAGATGTATTACCCAATCATATAGACTAGGATCAGGAAAACTATTTTCAGTATATTCAAATTCAGTGACATCATGATTTTGATCTCTTAGATGTTTAATTAAATTTTTTCCTATAAAACCAGCAGATCCTGTTACAACAATTCTCATACATGACTCCATAATTTTACAATTTCTTCAGAATTTGCCGGAGCAATATCTTTTGTGAGTTGGTCAGAATGATGTGTAACATAATTGATGTTTATATTCACTCTAGACCTTGCGTTGCTACAAGTACTTCCTGTATGTTCCATATAACTTGGAAATATTACCATTGAGTTTGCTTCGCTTACAATTTTATCTCCATCTTTAAATTCTGTGTAACCATTATTTGTATTACAATAAAAAATTGCTGTATAACTTAATGGCACACTAACATCACAATGCATACCATGAGTAATAATTTTGTCTTGTCCGGGAATATTATTTGCTTTAACACGTAAAAAAGTATGAGGTTGTAACACAGCAAATATAGGTATTAACATATTCCATAGTTCTGGTCCTGTTACAATATTACTGACTTCATGAAATTTGTGTACAAATTGAATTTGATATTTTTCTTCTGTGCTAGATTGTTCCGGATTAACCACATGGTCTTGGTAAAACCAAGGAAATTTATCACTAAGAATAATGTCTGTTAATTGTTTAAAATGTTCATCAGATAACACATTCTTTATAATAATTTTATTATTTTTTATTTCTTTGTTCATTTACTTTGTCTACTATATTAGTTGTTGAAAAACCTTTCACTGTTGGAAATATTATTACATCTGCTAATTCATTTCCCACAGTTGTTTCCACAGTATAATCTCCACCTTTAATTATTACATTTGGTTGGTGTGTTTTAATTGCTTCAATAGGTGTGTCTTCTTCAAACACAACAACCTGATCTACCCATGGGAGTTCTAACAGTTGTTGCTTTCTTATAAGGGCATTGTTTAATGGACGACCGTCACCTTTTAATCTTTTAACACTTTCATCTGAATTAATGCCAACAATTAATTTATCTCCTTTGCTTTTAGAAAATTTAAGCAGTTCTAAATGACCTTGATGTAATATATCAAAAACGCCATTGGTCCAAACCACTGTATCTTCTATATCTGATAATTGTACAACAGTTACACCTCTGTGTTGAACAACAGCACTAGCACCCTTTAACGCCAATGTACAAGCATCAATTATATTTGTTCCTTGTTCTACATACTTTACAATTATTGCTAAGACAGTATCACCTGCACCACTGACATCTGCTAATTCAACAGCATCACCTGTTATATGTTCATAGGTATTTTCACCCACAACATGAATACCATTACCACCATCAGTGATAACAAGCCATTCCCAAGCAAACTCTTTTCTAAATTTTTCTGCATTTTCTTTTGTGAATTCACCAAACCATTGTTCATACTCTTTCATATTAGGTTTGACAAGATATGCACCTTTATAATTTGTAGGTTGTTGTTTTGGATCAACATAAACTCTTTTTACAGATGAAACAATATCTTTGACTAAAGAATCATTAATTACTCCTTTATCGTAATCACTTATTAAAACAATATCTTCCTTTTGTAAATTTTTAATTAAATTTTTGGTAGGTTCAGCATCAGTATATTTGTCTTCCTTATCAAGTCTTAATAGGTGTTGACCATCACTACCAATCATTCTAGTCTTTACTGTGCTTGTTTTAGCATCGCTACTAATGAATGTTTTGATGTTATTTTTTAACAATATTTCCTGTATTTTATGCCCTGGGGCATCGTTGCCCACCGAACTGTAAAGATGCGTGTCTACGCCCAAGTTTGACAGGTTTAAAGCGAGATTTCCTGCCCCTCCTACGTTGTAATTGCGTTTGCTTTCTTTAAGAACAAGAGCCGATGCCTCTGGAGATACTTTGGTACAATTACCTTGTACCCAGACATCCAACATAACATCGCCGATTATTTTCATTTGATTAATTTTAACATTTTAAACACAGTGTCTAATTTAATTTGATTTGTTTTGTTTTGAAAAGTCTTACGTAAACCTTGGTGTAATGGTTTGGGCCAATTACCAAAACTTACCCAAGCATATCCATCGTGTTCTGTGTTTAGTGAAGGAATAAATTCTTTTTCCACAACACACAAATAAGTGTGGTACAAAAAATTTTCATCATTACTGATGAATGTTTCCATTGGAATAGTTTTTTTAACTTTTTGTTCGCCTATTTCTTCTTTGATTTCTCTTTGTAGACCTTCCCACAAATTTTTATCAGTTGTGGTTGTGCCACCTACCAGTCCCCAAACATTATTTTGTTTGCTTTGCGTTCTGTGTAGTAATAAAAATCTTTTGGTATCTAATGTGTAGAAGAGTGCTCCACACCCTACAATTTTACTGTTCATGTAAGTAATTATATGACTACTGGATCTTCCAAGTGCCTTTTCGATATTCACCTTCGAAAGACAATAACCATTCACTACCATTCCATTTGTATTGTACACCTGTGTTTAAATTGGTAATGTGAGTGGTATCTGTTGTTGTGCTGGCATCAAAAATAACTTCCCAATTTGTACCGTTCCATTCTATGATGTCATTAGCACCAGCAACTAAATCTATATTGCTGTCACCTTTCCAAGCATCTGCACCATCTTCATTGTCTGTAGAGCCAATGCCTTTTAGTAACAACAATCTTTTTCCATTTTGTTTTACTGTGGATGGATCAAATTTTGTAGGATCTACAATAAAATCAACAGAGCCACTTGTAGTGATTGGTCCAACTATCACTGTGTCTGTAGGAATTGTGTCTTCGTCCCATTCAATTAATAATTGGTATGGGTTAGCCTCGTTTATTGCCACTGTGCCAACCACTTGGGCATCAATGCCTTCTCTATTCAAATATATTTTGCTTAATCCATCTTTATAATTTGGAATTGTTAAAACATTTCCTGTCCAGACTTCGCCGCCTATTACACCTTTAGTTATAATTTGTGCTACACTGTTCAATACATAGATGTCTACATTTATACCAGTTGTGCCTTGTACTGAGTCTGTGTCTTTTCTTACGGCTCTTCCTTTGTCGTCTAACTTAATACTGTTTTCATATCCATCTTGATATGCTTTTAGTTCCGGCATAGTTTGACTTAAATCTATATTTCCAGTTTGTTCATTGAATATACTTGTTATAATGTGTGTGATTACTCCTAATTTTTTTACTTTTGTTGGAGGTGAAATGTATATAGGAGTTGTAAAACCTAACGTGGCAACATCAACTTCTGTTTCAGTTCCTAAAGGAATAGTTCTAGATGAAAAATTAATATTAGATAATTCTACCACACTTAAACTTGTCCAGTCAACATAGTTGTCTGTGGTTTGTATTTCAAGAGATGGATTAAACAACATCATTATTTGTTCCATTATTTGTAATTTTTGTTCTGTGTTAGATGACCAAATATCAGCATTCAATGTTAATGTGTATGGTGTTGGCATTAATCTTTCCACAGTAACATTTTTACCTTGTGTATTCAAATATTCATTGTTGTTGGCATCATATGCTCTTTCTCTGACATGAACTTTACTAATAAAACTAGAATCTGCTAAACGAGTTCTATCCATTTCCACACCAGTAACATACACACCCATTCTAGGTACAGACGGTAATTTATTTTCTGAATTATCTCTTATAATGTGTGATACTTGTCTTGATATATCTCCATACATAACAGGAATAGTTCTTAAAGAACCATCTCCATCTTTGTATGAAAAATTACTCATCAGTCTAATTATTTGAGTAATATATCTTCTAATCTGTCCGTCGTAAAAAAACTGCATTAATTATCCGCCTTTGGTCTGAGTGCTTTAGATAAACTTTGTCTTTCAGTCACTGATTCTCCAGCAATCGTTGATGTTTTAGTGTTGTTAATAAATGTACCTTTTTGTGTACTTCTTGTATCAGTGTTAGTTAGTGTCATACGTATGTTATCTTCCATTTTTACCCAGCGTCCACCATCAAATCTAAATAATCTATTTGGTAAAAAGTCAGTACGTAAAAAATAATCCCCTTTGTCCGAAGCAGTTGGAAAACTTATTCCGAATCCAAATACTTCTCCATTAGGTGCAAGTCCGTCACCTAACAAGTAACCATCATAACCAGTTTTACTTGGAGTCTGATTGACTCTGTCAGCCAATGTATTTTGTGTGGATGTATCTAATTTACTTGTATCGGTTGTAACAAGTTCAGGTTTTCCTTGATCATCAACCTGCAGTGTGTAAAAATGTGCTATATCATATCCTGATTTAGGTGCATCTGCTTCTGCTTGAGCAACAACGGCATTGTTAATTTGCATTTCGGCTTCATACGTTGAAAGTACATCTCTCAATGTTTTACCATCACCTGCTCCAGCATCTTTGTTTAGTATTTCTTTGAATTCTTGCGAGTCGTAAATTTGTTTTAGTTTCACTCTGTATAAGTGTGGATACCAAGTTTGTGAAAAACCTTCTGCCGCTCTGTTCACATCTTCCACCACATAGAATCTTTTCAGTGCCACATTGAAATCATTCAGTGCGTATTCATCTTTAAGGTGAGGTAATTCAAACACATCACCCGGCATCACTTTTCTACCCAAAGTTTTCACACTTGAAGTGATAGGTATTGTCATAAACAATGTATCATTTTGTAAAAACAATCCAAATTGACTCATATCAAAGTCAATATCCTGCACATTGTATATTCCTCTTATGCTATAAACATCAGGACTGTATTTTCTATCTCTATTTTCAAGGAACAGCATATCCTGAATGTTGGTTTCTTTTACAGCATCATATCTAGGCTGTGCCGCTGTGGCATCTGCTTCATCAGGATTTTTTGGCCCTAAGTATTTGTGTACAAACACATCGGTTCCGCCCACAGTGAACATTTCAACCACTGTTTTGTCTAAGAATGTGTAATCGTTCCCTTTTTCTGGTTTATAAAGACTTAATCTAGGCATATACATATATTTATCGGACGATAAATATGTATAAGGAAAACTGTATGAGCGATTTGACCACACAAAAACAAGAGATTTTCGACTATGTTTACACCAGCCTAGGCGGTGGTATGGTAGACGTAGAACTGGATCCGGCACACTACGAAACAGCACTTCAAGATGCTTTGGATAGATTTAGACAGAGATCTGACAATTCTGTGGAAGAAAGTTATATGTTCCTGCCATTGGTACAGGATCAAAATGATTATATTTTGCCAAACGAAGTGATCGAAGTGAGACAAATTTTTAGAAGATCAATTGGATCACGTTCTGGTGGTGGAGATGGCGGTACAATTTTCGAACCATTCAATCTGGCATATACCAACACTTATCTATTAGCATCATCTAACATGGGCGGAGTTGCCACGTACAATATGTTTGCTCAATATCAAGAACTGGTAGGTCGTATGTTTGGTTCATTTATAGAATTCAAATGGAATCCAACCACTCACAAATTGACCATTCTTCAAAGACCAAGAACAGGTGAAGAAGTTCTTTTAGAGTGTTACAATTACAGACCAGATTCAGAATTATTAAAAGAT